TAATACCAGAAATTTCGGTGGCGTTCTGCGGCTTTGTACGCTTCCATGTCTGAACAAACTGCTTTGTCTCGTCCGCGCCGAGGTAATGAAGAACGGCTTTCAGAAATTCGTCGATGGAATCCCGGAATTCGGTTTCCATCAAACCGGATTTCAGCTCCAGCAGCCCGTACAGGTAATCGATGTACACCCCCGACTGATTGCCTGCGGTCGGCGGATTCGGGTTAACCGCCATTGCAGACGTCCAGAATTCTTCATTCAAAATTTCCCGAAACGCTTGACGGGCTTCGTATGGAATCTCGTTCTGGATTTTATCGACGCCGCCATTGTCATCCACGGTAACGAACTTTTTCAGCTTAAGCATCTGTGGAACGTCAACCGGGCGCATAACTGGGCTTCCGTCGGCGTAAAAAACTTGTTTTCCATCCTTGCCATAAACGGGGACTTCCTTTTCACCGTTGTAGTTCTTCAGTACCCAGATAACTTCCTGAATATCGTCACAGTCGTTCGCAAAACCGGAAACAAGTTTATCGAGTGCATCGATAATGTCCTTGTACATAATCAGATCATTGTCAGCATGGGCGTTATTGCGAAACTCGATAAACGGGACTCTACCGTAATTATGCGGCTGAATATTCCATGAGCCATCCGGAAGAACCTCGAAATTGATGATTGCTTTTACACCGCCGCGATCCTCCGGCTTGATTAGATAAGCGACCTGCTTGTCGCTCCACACCTCATACCGCGTCACTGACTTGCCATTGTTGTCGTTATAGGCATAGGCCCGAATAAGATACAGGAGCTTTTTCTTAATGGTGCTGCGGTCGTATATCGGGATGCACGTCAGCGGGTTCACAAACCAATAATCAAATTTCCCGGTATCGTTATCATGCCAGAACGTTAGCCAGGCCCTACCGGCATTGGAAGCATCGGTGCCGAGCTGTTTAATTACTTTCGACCACTGCGTCCCGGCGGTATCGTTGACGGCTTTCAGCGTTGCGTCGTCGCCGTTTTCGGTGTCGTCCGCCGGAAGGTCAAACTGCGGCGGCGTACTGAACAGATAGCCGATTTTCTGATCCACGACGACACGGTGCCGGTTCATGCTGATTTTGTTGTTTGCGGAGTGAAGCGGTGATCTTCCGATATGTTTCAGGAAAGAATTAACTTCATCCACATAGGCCGCTCCGGTTTCTTTAATTCTGTCGTGATTGTCATAATATTTGAAACCATTCTCAGCTTGTGTTTTCATCCGCTGATAAGCACAATTTTCAGAGTACATGTAATTCTGAATCACTGATCGGAGTTGCGAAATATTGTTGAAATCGATTGTCAGAGACTGCAATTTATCACCACCCTATATGTGTTCCTGATCTGCTCATATCGTCTTCACACGCATAGCGGACCGCGTCGATCGCGTGATTGTCATGGTCGGGATACCCGGCCTTGAATTCTCCCCGGGCATCGCGGTCCAGCTCATACCGGATAAACTCCTTCGCGGCGTTCGGGCACCGTTTCTCATCGATGACGATTTCATCAAGGCCCTGCAGCCAGTGGATCCCATATTCCACACTGTCAGGGCCTTTCTTTGCGCCCCGGACCCGCAGGCCGTACCCGCGCACCTCCGCGATGCTTTTCGGCTCAGCGGAATCGCAGATGATATCCCTTCCGAGTCCGCCGTGTTGCTTGACCTGCTCAGCCGCCGCAAGGTTCGTCAGACCGGCTTTATAGACCTCGTCACAGAGAAGCAGGCGGCGCTTTTTGTGATCATACCCGCAGGCGACGAACGCGAACGGGTCCACCGCGAAGCCCCAGTCAATCCCGAACCGGTGACGCGGAACCATTGCGATTTCGGTGTCGGTGATCGTGCGGATCTTCACGTTTGTGAACACTTCGCCGCCGGTGCCGGTCGCTATGCCCATGTATTCGTGTTCGTAGGCTTCCGGCTTGGCCGCTTTCAGGTGCTCGGCTTCCAGAATGAATTCATTTCCCAGCCATTCGCGCGGCACGGTCAGATAGGTGCTGTGGTGCTCTACCATCCCCGGCTCGCTGAATGCGGTCGGGTCGTTCACCCAGGAGCGCTGAGAACGCGGCGGATTGAAAGAATAAAAGACGGTGAACTTGTCACCGCCTCTTAAAACAGACTGTTGGATTGAACGTATTTTTTCGGGGCCCTCAAATTCGTCCAGCTCCTCAAGCCAGAGGTACTTGATGTACCCGCGGGGAACCTTAATCGACTTCATCTTCATCGGGTCATCGGCGCCGCGAAAAAGAATCTGCTGCCCAGTCGGCTTGTAGGTAAGCCGCAGCGGTGAAAGAGAAGACCGCCAAAGAGGAGACACACCAAGCTTGTCGATCGCCCACAAGAGCTGAGTATAGACGCTGTCTTTCAGGTCGACACCATACCGGCGCAGCGCGGCGGCGTTTGTAAAGCGCCCTGCCGCCGCGTCCCGCATGATGCCGAGCGGGATCTCCGTGCCGACGAAAGAAGACTTCGTGCTGCCGCGCCCGCCGGCCAATTTATAAAATGTGTGGGCGCCGTTCGCAACGTCCCGGTGCAGACCGTAGAAAGACGGGGCAATGAGATCAGTCAGACGGACGGTCTTTGCCCGTTGGTTTGTCCGGGACATCGTCGACAATCTGAACCACCCCTTCGCCGGAAAGATTCACGTTATCAGTCAGCAAACCGTAGCGCTTCGCGAGAAGTTCGGCGGCCTTGTTTAGGTCTCGCACCTGCGTTGGAATTTCAACAGTTACAGGATTTTCGACATCCTCAGTGACCTTCTTCCCATTATCATCATAAAAACTGCGGTGTTGTTTACAAGTGACAACAACAGTATCCTTTTCCTCCCTGCGCAAAACGCGAGTCAAGGTTTTCAGTACTTCGTCCGCTTTGGCAATGCGCTTGTCCTCCAGCTCAGCAAGGCGGGCCTGAATTGGCTCTCTAAGTTTCTCTAAGTTCTGCGCCCCCTGGACCTGTGGCTGCTTATACCCCGCTCTGCGGGCCGCTTCTGTCTGATTTCCGGTCGCAATGTAATAATCTATGAACCTCTTTTGTTTTTCTGTCAGCCGTGCCACATACCCCACCACCTCGCTTCAAGCGTTTTTCCCAGTACCGTTCCGCCCTGGCCTCCGCCGGACCGAATTCCCGTTCGTTAAACGCCGGGCGGTAATGTGATTTCATGGGGGTCACCCCGCATACAAAAAAGACAACCCGTTAAGGTCGTCCACATGATATTGATAACCTGAAATTTAGAAATACAACATGTTGATAACTCGGTTGAAATTGTGGATAAGAAAAGGACGGCCCGAAGGTCGTCCCTTAAATATTCGGTGCCAGTGGCAGGACTCGAACCTGCATGCGTCCGGCTACTGCTGTACAACTTCACCGGATAACCACCGTCTTACTCTGTGCTGCCTGATACCGATTCGGCTACACTGGCATATCTCGCGCCGCCCGTAGCAATCCGGACGGCGCTATTTGAAAGGAGGGAGTCCGTTACACGTCACGGAGCCGGGCGTCTGAAAACTACCTTGCTTTGTGCAGATATACTTTGCACTGTACTAAGCATAACATCTTGACAGCGAACATACCGAACATTCACAAACTTTTTTTCAAAGCCCTTTTTGCCCTCATTCTTACACTGTCCATCGTGCTCCCATCATCCAGTTTATCGGCAATGGCATTCCACTCCATCCCGTCTATGTAGCGATATCGCAGAATCACGCGGTCAACAGCATTCGGCACAGTCTGAAGAAAATCCTCCGCAGCGTTCTGCTTCCGTGCAAGCTCCACCAGCATATCACCATACTTTTGAAGGCGCTCCTGAAGCTCTTTCTGAACCGCCGCTTTCTGCACGTTGCCGCAAATCGGGATCGGCATGTTCTGATACGGTTCGTGCGCCGGAGACGCCCATACGCTGTCCTGCGCGAAGTGCATCGGCTTTTTCGTCAGCCGGTCAATATCATGCAACACCTGAAGGATCTCCGCCCGGAGGCCCTCACACTGCTTTAAAACGTCGGATCGATTCATTTTCCCTCCTCCTCACAGCCTGTCCAGCCTTCGCCGCAGATATCGCAATCGGATATTATACACGGCAATTTTAATTCTATGTCCTAAAATCCGCAGATCGTACCAGAGAATCAGGTTCGCCAAAAGAAAACTATCCATTCCGTTTCTCACTCCTTCCCAGCAGATAATCCGTACTGACTCCGAAAAAATCCGCGAGGCATTCCAGATTAAACACGGTCGGCGCCGATCTGCCTGTTTCGCACCAGATGATCGTTTGTTTGCAAACCCCGATTTTCTGCGCAAGCTGTTTCTGTGTCAAATGTGATTCCGCACGGAGCTGACGGAGCCGGTTGGGGAAGGTCATCTACTTTTCCTCCTTTGCTTTCTCAATTCTCATACACAGCGCCCTCAAAAGGCTTTCCTGCGTGGTACTTTTGCCCTGCAGCGCGTCCAGGACGTCCTCGTCCATGCTGCCCTGCACCACCAGGTTGTGGACAATCACCCGCTTGGTTTGGCCCTGCCGGTGGAGGCGCTTGTTCGCCTGCTGGTAAAGCTCCAGGCTCCAGTTCAGCCCGAACCAGATAATGTGATGACCGCCGTCCTGCAGGTTCAGTCCATAGGCCGTCGATGCCGGGTGCGCTAAAAGCAAATCAATCTTCCCCGCGTTCCAGTCGTCCGCGTCCTGCGGCCCCTGATACACCCGGACCCGCAATTCGCTTTTCGCGGTTGCCCTCAGCAGCCGGGCCATGTCGTGCTTGAAATTATAAAACACAAGCGCGTGCTGCCCCTGCAATGCTTCCACAGTCTCCAAAAACGCCTCGATCTTGCACGGATGAATTTCCACCGCCTGCCTCTTTTCGTCATACACAGCGCCGTTGCCAAGCTGCAATAACTTATTTCCCAGCGTTGCCGCCGTCGTGGCTGTAATCTGTTCCTCGTCAACTTCCAGCAGCATGTCCCGTTCCAGTTTCTTGTAAGCTGCCTTTGCCCGGGGATCCAGTTCCACCGGAATATCGTCATAAACCAGATCCGGCAGTTCCAGATAATCCGACGCCTTCATGCTGATGCAGATATCCGAAAGTTTCCCGTAAATGCTGTCCCCTGCCCCCTGTTTCGGCTTGTAGCTGAAAATCTGCTGGGCGTTTCGCTGATCCGGGTCGAAATACCGTTGCCGGAATCCTCCGATTGTTTTTCCAAGGCGCTCTCCGCCGTCCAGAAGGTAAATCTGCGACCACAGATCAATGAGACCGTTCGGCGCCGGTGTACCGGTCAATTCTACCATCCGGGAGATTTTATTCCGGACCCAGGTTAAAGCCTTGAACCGTTTCGCCTGGTGATTCTTGAAGCTGGACGATTCGTCAATCACTACCATATCGAACGGCCAGTCGTTCCGGTAATAATCCACCAGCCACTGGACATTTTCCCGATTTATCACATACACGTCGCCCGGCGTATTCAGCGCCCGGATCCGCTTTTGCAGAGAGCCCAGCGCCGGGATAATGCGCAGCAGCTTCAGGTGATCCCATTTCTCCGCCTCTTTGTTCCAGGTCGCTTCCGCCACCTTCTTCGGTGCAATCACCAAAACCCGGCAGACGGCGAAGCGATTATATTTCAAGTCGTTCACAGCGGTCAGGACGATAACTGTCTTACCGAGGCCCATATCCAACCAAAGGCCAAGGCCGGGACCCGGGACGGGCATTTCTTCAATCCGGTTGATGCAATAAACTTGATAGGGCCATGGAGTAAACTTCATTTCGGCATCACCTTCTTTTCGTCATAAATTTGTTCAATGATATCGTAATTTACCAGTTGGATAAACGCATTAACATCGGATTTACTGTCCATCGTGAAAACCAGAAAACCTAATTCCTCTAATTTACTTTGCTGGATTTTCTGCAGCTTTGTTGGTTTTTTCCCTGGGGCTTTCAGCTCTACGAACGCCGCCCGGCCACCGGGTAGACAAACCAAACGGTCCGGGACCCCGTCGTTGCCGGGGCTGACGAATTTGTACGCCCTGCCGCCCAGCTCTTTTACCTGGTCGCGGAGATATGCTTCAATCGTGCTTTCACGCATTTCGTTCATTCCTCCCTTGGTAGCGACCAAAACCATTTTGTTGTTCCTGAGGATGGCTTCCAATCATTTGTTGTATGAACTAAGCAAATACGCTTTGCTTCACGAAGTTCAAAACTCGAATACCCGGCTACCTTTGCGGCGGCTTTTATCTGGTTTACTTCGCAGGGCCCAAATGACCGTAAATACTTTCTTAACCAAACAGCGACGTCTTCATTCATTGTTTTCCTCCGAATTCTATAAAGCCTCATTCTATCGCGCGCGTGCGTCATGTGCACATGATGTGTTATGTGATATAGGCGGATAGAGGGTATATATACCTCTCAAACTCTATAAAAATTTCCTGCTATAAATATCTGTTGCTTTTGTTGTTAATGTTGCAAAGTCTGATGCAGACTGACTTTTTCACGGCAACATTTTAATTTTTAACTGTTGATTTTGTTGCTAACGCCCTGTTGCCGTTTTTAGCTCGTTGCCGTATTGTCCGTTGCCGTGCTCTGTCGTTCAAAACACCGCTGTTTTCCATACGGGACTCCCGCTTCGCGGACGCCAATATTTTTCCAGCCCGGCAGTTTTTCCAAAAGCTTATTGATCTCCCGCGCAAACCGCTGCTGAAAATCACCTTGCGCTTTTCCTAGGCATTCACACCAGATTTCCGCCGCGCAAACGCGCGTCCGCTGAACCGGTTTCCCGTCAAAATTGATCCCGCCGCTCCAATACATATTCCTACGATTTTCATCCCATTTTAGCCAGTCCGCAGGAACCGGTTTTCCGACGAATTCCTCGATTTTGCCTTCCCACGGGTGCCGCTCGCGGTGGTCCTCCTGCACGATGCCCGCATCTGCTTCGAGCTCCGGAGGTAAAAACAAGGTCTCCCCGAGCCGCCAGCGCACGACGGCCTCCGCCCATAACTGGTCGCGTTCCGCGTCGAGATTCCTGAACACGTCCTTTTTCCGCGGCTGCCGATCGATATCGACCGGCCAAAAGCGCCGGCCGCCCGTCGTGTCCCGCAGGCAGTCATGGGTATTCGTCGTACCGAAAAACACGCACTGCCGCGGGCGTTCCGCCGCGTAATGGCCGTAGGCCGCCCGGTAGTAATCGGCCAGCTTTGACAGAAAAGCCTTGACCGCGTCGATCTCCGAGTTGTTCATGGCCTGCATCTCAGCAATCTCATTGATCCATGTGCCCTGGATCGTTTCCATGGAGTCCTTGGTGCCGAAATTTCGCAGGCTGTCACTGAACCATGCACCGCCCATTTTAGACAGAATCGTCGACTTATACCGGCCCTGCGTGCCGATGATGACAACCATGGTGTCATACTTGATACCTGGCTGCATGACGCGCGCCACGGCAGCAGTAAAAGACTTCCGCGTCACCGCGCGGATATAAGGCGTGTCCGCGGCGCCCAGATAGTCGATGAATAGAGAATCAAGGCGCGGCGTTCCGTCCCATGTCAGGGCGTTCAGATAATCGCGTACCGGGTGATAAGCGTGCTCGCCCGCGCAGGCGTCCACGGCGTCCGCGACGTCGTTTTTCGACGCTTTGCCGATGATCGGTTCCATATACGTGCGCAGCTCCGTTGTGTCCGTGTCGGTCCACAGAGGCGAGTTCGTCGCGCGGGTCCACGGCAGTTCCCCGACGACGTCGATCCGGCCGGAAAACAGGTTCATGCGGATTTTGTCTTTGAAGTTCGGATCATTGTTGATGATGATTTTATAGTTCTTCAGCGTTTTGGCATAGCCGCCGTTGCCGTTCGGTTCCAGCAGCTTCATCCAGTCGGCCGCCGCTTCCGCCGCGGCGCCGGAGAAATCCTTTGTGGCTTTCTGATACCGCTCGGCGGCGAGCAGCGCCGCGACGTCCGGGTCCGCGACGGCCAGTTTGCACATCTCGGTATAGGACGGCAGCCGGTTTGTCGGCGTGCCCGGTTCCGCCGCGTCGTCCTTGTCGCCGAACACGTGCAGGCGAACGAGGTCGAAGGCGTTGACCAGCCGCCCGCCGCAGGGGTCCGTCGCGTGGTGGGAGAACAGGAAAGTTCCGTTATCGTAGACGATAGCGCCGCCGGTCGTGCTGCCTGCCGCGTAGGTGTACCGGTTCGGGCTGTTATCCACGGGTACATAGACGCCCGGGAGAAATTTCTCCATCGCGGAGTAAATATTGTAGGTCCGGCAGAATGCGCCGACTACACCGGGCTTCGCGGTCGGGTCGCCCTGCTTCGCGGCAAGGCGCTTGTGGTTGTCCGTGACGCCCGGCACCTGCGGCCAGACATTGACGTCGTGCCAATCCTGCCCGGCCTTCGTGTAGAGCGCCAGCATCCCGTCGGCAGAGAGAAACGGTTTGTCCCCGTAGGTATAAACGTATTGGCTGTCAGAGCAGCAGGACGGCCAGTACATGAGACGGGAGGCTTCGAAGGTTGACGGGTCGCACAGTTCCACGCCGATCAGTTCCGCGGCCTTCCGGGCGATCGGCTCATACTCGTCCGCCGTCGCCGTGCGGTCCAGCGGCATGAGAACGCGCAGCCGGGGTGCGTCCGGGGAATGCTTGCGGGTCGAGTAAACGCAGTACCCGCAGCCGAGGCCGTCCACCCGGCGCAGTACGTCGTCCGTGCCGCCCGCGGGGATATGGTCGAGATCGAGGGTCAGCACGTCGCGCCCTTCGATGGACCCGGCCTTTCTCCGTCCGCCGTTATGTACGACGCCGCCGATGAACCCACCGACGTCTTTGAGGTCGTCCTGTTGTCGTTTATTAAGCTTGAGATAAGCGGCAAGGGTTTCGGTACTGCGGACGGGCACCCGCAGCCGTTCCACGAGTTCCGACCAGAACAGGGTTTGCAGCGGCCAACGAGTTGCATTCCTTCCGCTTCCTGCACTGATCGTTATTTGTCGGTCAAATTGGAGCATTTTGGTAAATCACCCGGCTTTCCGATTGTTTAGCGTCCGTGTGGTATTTCACATTTGTTCCGCCCGGGGAATCCATGTACAATTCTCAGGGCAGTAATTTCCGTTGACATTTATGCGTTCAATAGTAAGCCCCTCTCGGTATCCGTGTGAAAGTGCCCAGTGCTCAAATGCTTCAAATGAATCCCATTCAGTACAAACCTGAATGCCTCTGCCGCCCCAATGAGGGTAATCTTTGCAGTTTGGATTATGGCAGCGTTGCCTCATCGCAAGCCAAACGCGGTGCAATTTTGTTCCCCATTGACCATGTTTTGTGGCTTTTCTTTTATTATTTTCTCGCTGATAACAACCACAGCTTACTATTCTCCCAGCACGAAGATGGCCGCTTTGAACTTCGACAATGTTTCCGCAATCACACCGGCATTTCCAAACAGTTTGCTTTTTATGATTCGGTGCGCGGCAAACAACAGTAAGTCGGCCAAAACGTTGCCCGGATAAGTCTATGAATTTTCCCATAATGCCCGCCTCTATTCTTTGGTATAAAATGAGCCAACCCAGCCGTCCGCGCTAAGTGGCAAACCGGATGCCCACGATATCGGTTGGCTCATAATTTCAATAACATTTTTTAAATCTGCTTTTTCCGGAGTACAGTCGGCAATGATTTCGTCATGCACATGGAAGACGATCGGGTATCCGGCGGCTTCCAGCCGTTCGATGTTCTCCGCAAGACAGTCCCGCGCCGTCGCTTGGGTGATGTTCTCGACGAGCTTGCCGCCCCAGGTATCGGTTACTTGCCACTTGTGCGAGGTTTGGTTCATGCCCCAGTAGTGCAGCGCGTCGCCGTACTGCCCCGGCGTTATGTATGGCTTCGCATAATAGAGTTTTCGGCCCGACGGAAGCGTAATGGTCATGAACCACTGATTCGTGCTTTGGTCGCCCTCCATGGCGAATAGCAGCCCCCTGACACCCTGCGGCTTTCCTGTTTTGATGCATTCAAGGGAGGCGTTCTCCACTTTGTACCACAGGTCACGGATCCTCTTGTTGGATTCCCGCCAGCGCCGGACGATATCCGGAAGTTCTTCCTCTTTCAGCGAATGTGCGGTATCCATACGCTGTAATGCGTTGGTCCCGCCGCCGTAGCCGAGGGCGAGGGTTGCGATCTTGCCTTTCTGCCTCAGATCACCGTTGATGCCGTTCTTTTCGACCGGCACTCCGAACATGCGGGACGCTGTCGCGCAGTAGATATCCTTGCCGCTGCGGAAGATTTCCAGCGTATCGGTTTGTCCGGCCAGCCACGCGACGACACGCGCTTCAATGGCGCTGAAATCCGCATCGATGAATAAGTTGCCGGGTGTCGGGACGAGCGCCGTGCGGATGAGCTGGGAAAGGGTATCCGGCACGCTGCCGTAAATCAGCTTCAGGTTTTCCACCTTGCGGGCCTTTACAAGTTCACGGGCGAAGTCGAGCATTCCGCCGTGGATGTACGTTCGCGGAAGATTCTGCGGCTGAATGATTCGGCCCGCCCATCGACCGGTGCGGTTGGCTCCGTAAAACATGAGTGATCCCCGAACCCGACCGTCGGCACAGGCGGCAGCCTGCATGGCGGTATATTTTTTTACCGAGGTCTTTCCGAGCTTTTGCCGGATTTCAAGCACCCGGCGGGTTTTATCATCCAGATCATCCTTGTCTAACAGCGTTGTCACATCGTCTTTGCGGAGTGTCGAAACGTCATATCCCTGTCCCTGCAGCCAGCCCTTGACCTGTGCGAGGCTGTTTGGGTTTTGTAGGCCGGTGATCTGCCGGGCCTCGTCGATCAGCGGACGGGAAACGGTATCATCGCATTCCAGCGCCCCATGGATCAGGTCGAGGTCAAGCGCCGCGCCGCGGGAGTTGATGCGAAGGTCCGTTTCCCACTGGTGCTGCACTTCCTGCGGAACCGGGAACGGTGAAAGTCGCCGCTCGATCTCCTGTTCCGCCGTGACGTCGCCCGCGTTGTAGGTCTTAAAAAGTTTCCATTTTTCCGGTTCGTCCTGCGGACGGATACGGGTCCGCGGGTCGCGGTCCGTCGGGGTATGCGGCGTGCAGAATAATTTGATTAACGCCTTGCCAGTTGTCAGCTTGCGCTTGTCCTCCGGCAGTCTGAGGGCCTTGCCCGCAGCGTCCAGACTTGCGGGGTATCCGCAGTACAGCGAGTGGAGCATCGTGTCGCGCCATTGGGGGAGCCAGGCGCAGGGGTTAGATAAACAGAGGTATTTTGATAAGCAATACCATTCAAATGCCGCATTATAGGCTTTTTTATGATATTTACTATCCAGAAGAAGGGTAATGAGCCATTCCGGAAATTTTTCTCCCTGTGTGAGATCAATTACTTTTGGAGGATTTCCATTTGTAGAATACCCGAAAAGCAAAATCTCAAAATCCGGGGATTGTACGTATTTATAAAGCCCGACCTTATTGATTGGGACCGAAGAATATGTTTCGAGGTCGATCGAGATGTAATGCGACAATGTTCTTTTCCCTCCTAGTAAATAGATTTTCGGGGCGGGGCCTTGTCCGATGGCCCCAGGGGGAACGGGTTAATACTGCTGCTGCTGAGGATAGCCGGGATACTGGGGAGCCGTACCCTGCTGCGGAGCATACGTCTGATATCCGGACACGGGCGCCGGCGGGTATCCCTGCGGCATGTCTGCCGGTGGCTGCGCGGTATACTGCGGAGATGCGGGAGCCTGCGGAGCGTAAGCCGGATACTGCTGCGCTGGGCCGGGGAGATTCGGCGTGCTGCCGGGCATAACCGGGTATGTAGACGCCGATGCCGGAGTGGGTGCCTGCGCAATATCGGCAAAATCTTCCTTCGCGCTTGCGTGGCCGCTGAGCGCGTCACCGTCGCGCATCTTCATGACGTTGCCGAGACCACAGCCGATCCCGCGCTTGCCGTTGCTGTCATAGGCGAAAAAGCGGATTGTTACGCGGGCGTACATGCCAGAATAGATGTCCGACGGATTGATGATATCCTGCAGAGAGGAATCGACAATTCCGGGTTTCTGTTTGCTGGATGCGGAAATCACCCAGCAGCCGCGGCATTCCTCGCCGAACGGTTCTCCGTTTTCCTTTGCGCGGTCGCCGTCGTGCAGCGGATTGTGAATAAGAGCGGGTTGCTTTCCATTCCATTTCTTCGGGATCCCTTCCTGAATGGCCGACTGGATGGACTGATCGATATCGGCTTTTGTCTTGACGTCGGTCTTCGGAATGAGCAGCGTCACGCTGTACTTTGGGTCTCCGCCGCCCTGTGGCGTGCGGGGCTGCATGAGGTTGGCATAGGACAACCGGACTTCTCCGGTCAGGACTTTCATGGCGTCGTTTTGATACATAATTTTTTCTCCTTATTCTGTATTTCCTGAAACATGATTTGAATTTTTGACATGCGCTCGAATGTGGCTTTGGTTTTCTTTACCTCCGATATCAGCGGCCGGTCCAGAGTGCCCTGCCGTGCGCTGGGGATCGGATACCCCCGGGCGTCCGTGGTATGGCAATGGTCCGCATAGTTTTTGCTTGCCCGCCGCCAATTTTCTTTTGCTTCAGCTATCATTTCAGGCAATCGATCAGTGATTGTTTGGATGGCTTCAGAATTATCGTCAAACCGGGTCATGAAGATCAGCCGAAACAGTTTGCGGATTTTGTTAAGCGGTAGGATTGGCAGTTTTTCAAGATCGATCGTAGCGTGAAACTCTGCTGCCTGAATCTCTATAATATTGTTCATCCGGTTGCTGCCTCCTTGAAATCCTCTGCTGCCGTAGGGTGCGGGCAGTACGGCGGCCGCTTGTCCGACTCCTGTACCAGCGTCGGCTTGCCGGGTGGCGTGACAACGTGAGTCCCTGCGATTTCCGCAAACTTTGGTTTTCCGAGGACCTTCTCGACGGCGGCCAATGTCAGCGGTCGCCGCTCATAGAGCATTGCTTCATCAACTCCGGCGGCCGTGATCGCGTCGAACGCCGCGGCAGGATTATCCCATGCGCGGGAGCTGCGGCCCTCCACGGCCTTCCAGCCGGGAATCTCCCTGCCCTCCAGCACGGCGGAAAGTGCGTAACTTTTGAGGTCTGCCTCCCATTTTTCGAGGTCAACGGCTTTGCAGAGCACTTCTCCAACCTCAGCATCGGTCAGGAGCGGTGGAAGCGGCAGTTTTCCGGTCTCGGTTTTGCTGTTCGGTGCACCAAAGTCTTCCAGGGCTGTATTGGCTCCGGCCCGTGCCCGACAAGTCTTTCGCGCCCGACAAAAACGACAATTATCAGGAGACGGCTTGAATTCGCCCTTACCGTCGAATGCGAGCCGCGCCGCCGGCCGCACCGTAAACACGCCCCAGTTGACCAGATCGTCGCGGGAAATTTCCCACTCTTTTACCGTATCCCCTTCCGCGCGGGGCTGGAAAACCGTCAGGATGACACGGGCTGGGTTGTAGAGCATACGGTAGGCTTCCAGCGCGCCGAGGCCGTAGAGCATAAGCTGCGGATTGTTCTCGACATCAACCACAACGCCCTTGCCGTATTTAAAATCGATCACGTGCAGGGTATCCCCGCCGAGGATGATACAGTCGCCGGTGCCAAAGCTTTCCGGGGCATAACGGGAAAGGTCGAGTTTGAGCTCCACGGCGACATGGGGAGCGGATTTATAGGACATGAAGACACCGGAAATGTAATCGAGGTAGTCGTCGGTGTATCGGTCCATTTCGTCCTGATAGAGCGGATCCCTTTTCAGCTTGTTCATGCGTGTGTTATAGGTTCGGGCGCCCATCGGTTCGACGAATTTTTTCCTTACCTTCAGCTCCGCGATGCTGTGGGCGAGTGTCCCCTCCGCCGCGTACTCGCTGCCAGTGTCGGGAAACTGTTCTTCCAACCGTGCCGAGGGCGTGCAGGCCATCCAGCGGGCGGCGCCGGATGCCGGGAGAATTGCGTGTTTGCGTTCTGCCATCAGATGCGCACCCCCAGCCCGCGCAGCGCCGTGGCGAATTCCCCGTACCGCTCTTTGGGGAGCTGATCCATCCGCTGGATCTGAAACTGCTGGAAAAGCTGCTGAACTTGCTGCATCTTCCCCGCGTCTACCAGAGTGGAGGCCGCGCGGGCAAGCTGATCCTGCTCATAGGCCGGAGCGGCGGCGACCGGGGCCGGGTTAGACTGGGCAGCCGCCGGTTGCGCAGTCGAGGGCCCAACAGGTGTAGGGTTTACGGGTGCAGGCTGTTGGCTACGGATAGGGGCAGCGGGCGGGGCCGTAGGGACACCGGGTGCGGCGCTGCCCACCGCGTACGGGGCCGCCGGTGTAGGGCCCGGCTGCGGCCGGTACTGTTGCGGGGCGTATGTAGGCGCGGACCGCGGCGGCATCGGTGCGGGAGCCTGCTGCATTCTCTTGCGCGCAGCCTGCTCCGCGGGTGATTGCGGCAGAAGCTGCTGATTGACCGCGGCAGATATTGGGGCAAACTTTTTTAGCAGCGCTTCCGTGTTTTGGGATAACCGGATTTCAATGATAATGGGTTCCATAGATGTTTCCCCTTTCATTCTTTGAGTTTGTAGATGTTCAGACCAATTTTGACGCCCGGCGCGCCGGGCACGTCTTTGTTTCCTTCCGACGACGCGAGGATGATCGATTTGCCGCTTTTCGACGGTTCCCCGGATTGGCTAAGATCGACTTTGATGGTCAGATCATTGCCGGTGACGGACATTTTGACATTTCTCATTTGACATTTCCTCCTAAGTTGCTACAATATAAATAATCTCTTTTTCACAAGCGCCGTTTTCCGATTGCCGTCGGGAACGGCTATTTTATTGCATTTCACAGAGTGCCTGAGTGGTTTTTGCTCGGATTTTCTGTATCCGCTTGTTGATGGCTGCGTGAGTCCGTCCGCATTGATACGCGATCTCACTTTGAGTCCATCCGGATAAAAGATAGTCCAGTGTTTGAGATTCCCGGACGGTTAATTTTTTCCGAATCTCGGCTTCGAGACTGAAATCGACGCGGTCCTCGATTGAAGGTAAAGTATCCGGGACGAATTCTCCCCAACTCTCTCCGCCCGGTAATTCTGTGTCGAGACTGAAAGCGCGGTGTTTAACGTCTTTGCTATGAGCGCGGTAATTTATGAGCATAGCCTCCCTGAGCTGCCAATAAATAACGGTGCTGAATTTGCAGCGGGAGCGAAGGTCCGGTCTGGAAAACCAAACCTTTACCGCTTTGAGGTAATATTCATCAGCGGCGTCGTTCGCTTCTAAGGGAATGTTCTGCGCTTTGCGGATCGTCACCAGCAGCGGGTAATTCTGTTCGGCGAAAAGCCGTTCGGCATCGGTAAGTCTATCCATGATATTTCTCCGCTCTCCTGAACCCGAGTCGGTATGCGTCCCGGTTACTGTGGATCCGCTGTTGTTTCCAGCGTTTGGCTTTGCGGATATGATGGGCAGCGATTAGGCGGGTAATAAGGTTCATTATGTTTCAGCTCCTTCCGGCTTGTATTCCCGATTCCAGCACTCGCGGCACCGGCCTAATGTTTTGGCCTGGAACGGTATTTTCTTTTTGCCAAGGTATACCGTCTTTGGGCAGCCTTTGATGTTCGGCAGACCGTACCATGACGGGCAATGTACCGCGGCGATTGAGTCCGCGTCCATGCCATCTGAATTTAACTGGGCAGCTCTATCAGCAAATCTCATGGTTTGCTCCCTTCCGGCTTGCGGGCGTAGAGTGACTCCTCGCATTTCACGCAACCATCTTCCTGCTCAACAAATTCCGGATGCTGACATCCGCAACATTCGCAAAATCCAGCCAAGCATCCATCGTTATCCGAATCAAAAAAATCTCCGCATCTTTTACAACTTTCGTATGTATCTGGAATGATATGCGCTACCTCTTGCAGATAATAAATAATATCAACTGCGGTTGCTTTGCTGATTTTGGGCGGTTTTATAAATATGATTTTTTGCGCATCGTTGTACGGAATATTGCCTTGTAAAAATTCGTAAAATTCCTGTACTTGTTCAACGGTTATTAGCGGCTTGTTTTCCGGTTCGGCGCGGCGGTGTGCACTAACGGAAAATGGCAGGATATCATTGATTGCGTTTGCCAACCAGTAAGAATCCTCGGATATCGGATCATTATAATGTGAATTACGATAAGCGTTCAGATATTTTACTGCTGTGTTCCATTGCGACGGGCACGCTTTCAGTTCTTCCATCAGGCTTTTGCCTCCCTTTCTTGTAAAATTTTCTATTTTGATATAAAATAAGGTTGGAAAGAAGATGACGGAAATGAGTGTTCCAACGAATATTACGGGATTTGACAGATTTACGGACAAATTAAACAGGAAAAAAAGACAACTAAACAATGTCCCTAAAAAGAAAACTCAAAATAATGAGTCCGCACAAACCGTCAAAAAATAACTGGGTTTAAAGAATTTGATATAACGCTTTGAAAGTAATTCCTAAAGTGTTTTCAAGGCGTTTCTTTTTTTCTTTTTTGTTCCTTTTCTTTCGTTTTAGTTGCCGTGTCCGCCTCTCAGGCGGTATGTTAATTCTTTTCACAAAAATCGGTCTAGTTACTGATATTTCACGTTGTAGTTCTTCCCACCCAGTGTAATCGGATTCGGGTTCCCGTGCGAATTAATCCATCCGTTGACCTTTGTCAGAACGCTTTCGGCGTATCGCACATCCGGAACGTCTTTCCTGCCGCCGTGCGCCGTTGTTTCGGTCGTGAAGGTTTCACCTGCGGCGAGTCCAATTTCTTTAATGATCGCCGTGATCGGTTGGGGATGAGGTTTCCCGCTTTTTGAGTACACGCCAAGTTCCTTTGCCATTTCCGTCGCGTCATAAGTTTTCGGCATCTGATCGGGCAGGACCGGAACGTTGATTCCGTACTGTGCCAGAGCGTCGCGGGTCATTCCGTTCGTCCATGAGGCAATATGTGTCGCGGGTTCGTTTGCCGCTTTCATCTGACGAATGTTGATCTCCATGAGATGGTTAAATGAAGCAAGTGGGAGTTTCTTATGCACGGGTTTGGACGGAAGTTTCCCGGAGAGCTTGTCCTCCATGTAATGGAATGCGTTCACATAGGCAGCGGTGAAGATAACGCCCTTTTCTCCGGTCAGCTTATTGGCGACGAATTCGCAGCCTTTCTTCGTGATGTTGTAACAAGGATAGGTTTTATTGTTTCCGCTGACCTTGTAAGTGCTGGATACGAAGAATTCTGAAACCCCAATTTTGGGTTCTCTGGATTTTTCAAGGATTTCAATGTAGCCGTCAATATCGCGGACAAGGTGATCGTGTCTCTTGCCAATCATCCGGGCGACTTCGCGGCTGTCTGTGTAGAGCTGGCCGTCGCGGTTGAAAACGGTTAAGTCTGGCATATTAAACTTCCTTTCTTGAAAATTGTTTTCTTTTGGTGCTATACTTCTTTTTGTGGACCCGTCCCTCCGAGAGGAGGTGATAGGAATAAGGTACAGAATTAAAAGACGGAAGGTTTATACTTCTGACGTAAGCAAAGTCACCACTTTGCTTGCTAAGGGTTATAAGCTAATGTCTATGGCTTACTGGGTCACTGGAAATGGTCCGGCAAGCTATACCTTGGAAAAATAATCTAAGTTGCAGAGACAAAGCAATTCGGGCCCATGCCGGCCGTCTTTGAGTGCCAGCTCAAGGGCGGTTGCTTTTTTTTCTGTTAAATCGTTTATGAATTTGCACTTCCTTTCGCAAAATATGGGGCGAACAATTTTCGAATTGTGCCCTTAAATTCGTCTTCGTCCGCATCTATATACTTGAATTCAGCCGTTCCGGTTTCCGAATTGTATCGCATGGAAACCGGAATTTTTAGTTTAGGTTTCCGCAATACCCTCAATTCCTTTCAGAATTTCGTTCTCCGCTTTCAGTACCGGCTTAGAACATCTTCCGGTATATTTTCCACGATTGATATCCGAAAGGGTGCATTCAGCCAGATCTGGAAACTGGAGAAGTCAAGAACGGTGCAGAATGTAAACGCCCAAAAGTTCCGGTTAAGCGGCGAGGCCTTTTGCGGCCTGCCGATACATGGTGGGTGATAAGCCCCGGGGGTTGACGGTATTCACGCGGA